GAAGCAGCTATTGCTCATAGACAGAATTCTGTCGAAGACGCAGCTCCACAAGTTTCTGTAGCTACTTAGTCAAAAGCTACATCGCTGAAATGCATAAATACCGTAGGCTCTCTTGCACTCTACTAAAAAATCAGTTATAACTACCTTACTATATATTTAAATAAACTTATTGAATACAGACGCATATAGTCGACTTCCCTAGGGACTGTATTTAAAATATCTAGGAGGATATTAATATGGCTAACACAACTTTTTTAGGAAACGTTAGAGAAAACGGAGACGGTTTAAGAACTTCAATTGCTGGCTCTATGTGTGCAACAGCAAATTTTCATATACCAAATACTTTAACAGCAGGTGATGGAAATGTACAAAAATCAGAAACAGATACAACTTCAGTAGTTTTACCAAAAGGTGCTGTCGTTTACCAAATAGCAATTTGGGATGCGAGCGGTACTGGAGGTGCTACTCAAGATATTGGTTATACTCCAGTAGGAACTGGAACTGTAGTTGCAGATCCAAATGGTTTGGCAATTGCTCAACCAGTTACAGCAAAATCTCTTTCAGTAGTAGGTGGCGCAACTGATGGTGCAGCACTTGGTGGTATTTCAACAATTATTAATGCTGTTGAATATGGACCAGCTATTGTAAATGCTGCGGGCGCAAGAGAACAATTAACAGTTACTCATGAAGCTAATACATCTGCAGCAGGTTCTGCAAGTGGTACTCTTTACTACTTTGTTGCCGACGAAAAAAACGGCGCTGAATCAGCGTAATTAATTAATTATCTATGCTCCCTCGGGAGCATAGAATAAATTAGGAGAAAAATAAAAATGGGAAACTCATATTCAAGTGATCAAACAACCCTAAACCTTGCTGTTATTGGTACTGATACTTTATCAAGAGCAGGTAGAGCTAGAATTACTTCCATTCAAGGAAAAGGAATAGCAAGTTCTACTTTACTACTTTATGATGCAGCAACAGCTGGTGCAGCAGCAGCTGGTAATTTAGTGGCTACTTATAATTATGGAACTGAAGGATTAGAAGTTTATGTTCCAGGTTCTGGTATTTTATTTAAAAACGGAATAGTATTTAATTTAGCCGGAACAAGTGGAAGCGTTACTTTAACTATAACTGGCGGATAAGGTTTTTACATGGCGACTATTACTTATACAGTTACGGTTGCAACTGGTACTAACCAATATAGTGCAAATCAAAACAAGTATTATATTAATGGTACGGTTAGCCCAACTATTCAGTTACAAGAAGGTAACACTTATATCTTTGACACTTCTGATAATACAAACCTTACTCACGTTTTTGCATTTTCTACAAATCCAAATAACTCACCAGCAGCACCTTATACAACAGGTGTAACTACTACAGGTGTATCTGGAAATGCAGGATCAAATACAACAATTATAGTAGGAAACACAACTACAACTGCAGATCAAACTGTACCTCCATTATTTTATTATTGTACAGCTCACGTTGGCATGGGTGGTTCAGCACCTACACTTACTCAATCTTCTGGAATATCTAATAAATTTAATCCAGCAATAGATGACATTATAGAAGAAGCTTTTGAAAGAACTAATATAAGAGGAACTAGAACAGGTTATCAATTAAGATCTGCAAGAAGATCTTTAAATATAATGTTTCAAGAATGGGAAAACAGAGGAGTTCATTTATGGAAAGTAAAATTAGCTAAAGTACCTTTAATTTTAGGTCAAGCAGAATATAGTTTTGCAACAGATTCTATAAATTTTCCAAGTGATATGAGTGATATGTTAGAAGCATATTATAGAAATAATTCTACAACAACAGCACCTCAAGATATTGCATTAACTCAAATTAGTAGATCACAATATAATGCAACACCAAATAAATTAACACAAGGGACACCTTCTCAATTTTATGTAGAAAGAAAAATTAATCCAAGCATATTTTTATATGCTACACCCAATTCAAGTGTATCAAGCACGACTACACCAAGTAGTTTTCAATTTTGTTTTTATTATTTATCTAAAATAGAAAACCCAGGTGCATATACAAATGTTTCTGATGTAGTAAATAGATTTTATCCATGCATGATGTCAGGTCTTGCATATTATTTAAGTATGAAATTTTCTCCAGAAAGAACTTTAGATCTTGAAAGAATTTATGAAAGTGAAATGTTAAGAGCATTAGATGCAGACAACCAAGGTACATCTACATTTATTTCTCCACAAACATTTTATGGTGATGGAGTAATGTCATAATGGGAGTTTTTGCTAGAGGTAAAAGAGCACTATCTATTTCCGATAGATCAGGACTAAGATTTCCATATACAGAAATGGTTAGGGAATGGAATGGATCTTTAGTTCATTACTCAGAGTATGAACCAAAGCAACCACAACTTGAACCTAAACCAGTTGGTAATGATCCACAAGCATTACAAAACCCTAGAGTTCAAGCTGAGTCTACAGCTCAATTAATTTTATTAGATAATAATCCTTTTGAAATTATTATTTCAGGGGGTAACACTTATGTAAATGTTTATTCTTTAGATCATCAAAGAAAAGCTGATAGTAAAGTTAGATTAAGAGGAGCACCTTTAGTAACTTCAAGTGGAACTGGTGGACCCGACTCTTATAATTTACAATCTTATAATGTTATACCAGACATTTCAGGTGTAACAGATATTGATTCTGCAAATGGTTTTACAATTCAATTAGGTAAAATAGATGCAGCAGGAAATGTAACTGGTAATACTACAAGCGATGTGTTAACTAATCCTATTAGTTACTTTTATTTTCAAAGTGCTGATGCTGCTACTACTAGTGGAGTTAAAGGTGGTGGTTCAGGATGTTCAGCAGGACCAGTAACATTGGAGGCATTATAATATGGCATACACTTTAGCAAATTTAAGAACAGATATTAGAGGATACACAGAAGTATCAGATACAGTTTTAACTGATTCTGTTTTAACAACAATTATTAAAAATACAGAAAATCAAATTTTAAGAGCGGTCCCTACAGATCAAAATGCTCACTACGCAACTTCAACTTTAATTGTAGGAAATAGATATGTAACTATTCCTGCTGATTTAAGATCTATTAATTATGTTCAACTTAAAGATACAGCAGGCAATCAATTTTTTTTAGAACAAAGAGATCCTAGTTTTATGGCAGAATACTATTCTAAACCAGATACTGCAGCCGTAGATATTCCAAAATATTATGGTAATTGGGATGAAGAATTTTGGGTTGTAGCACCTACACCTAATCAAACATACGCTATAACATTAGCTTATAATAAAGAGGCACCAAGTATTACTTTAACAACTCCAGTAGATTATTCTACTTTAGGAACTTATTTATCTAACAAATATCAAGACTTGCTTTTATATGGATGTTTGGTAAATACATATGGATACTTGAAAGGTCCGACAGATATGATACAATATTACCAAGGGCAATATGAAAACGCTCTTACAACGTATGGTACCGAGCAAATCGGTTACAGACGCAGAGATGAATATGAAGATGGCATGATTCGTCAACAATTAAAATCAAAACCACCATCTAGTTACGGAACAAATTAATTAAGGAGAAAAAAATATGGCAAACGTAGTACCTTATGCTTTTAAACAAGGGATCCTAAAAGGACAGCATGATCTATCTCAGAATAATGCGTATTATCTCGCTCTGTATACTACTGCAACACCTTACGCGGTAACTGATTCTGTTTATTCTTCTGCTGTAGCCAATCAAGTTGGTACAAGTGGAACGGCATATACAACAAATGGTTTAACTGCAGGTCAAGGAGTAGTGGCACAAACTGGAGATTATACAACAGTAGATTTTACAACTGATCCTACTTGGACAGCTTCTACAATCACAGCAAGAACAGGAGTGTTATATAAATATGTAGCACCTGGTGGAGCAACAGCTAATCAATATCTAGTAGCAATTTTAGATTTTGGTGGTGACATTACTTCTACAGCTGGTGATTTTAAAGTTACTTTCCCAAGTGCAACAGCAGGAAGTCCTTCAGGATCTGGCGCTTTATTAAGTATAACTGGAAACCCATAGGAATATTTAATGGCTTTAGTATTAAATGACAGAGTAAAAGAAACTAGTACAACAACAGGTACAGGCACGTTAGATCTTGCCGGTGCTTCAGTTGGTTTTGTAACTTTTGTTGCAGGCATTGGTAATAGTAATACAACTTACTATGCTATCAACGCTCAAGGTACAAGTAATTGGGAAGTTGGTATTGGTACAGTAACTGATGCAACACCTGACACTCTTGCAAGAACTACAGTTTTAAATAATTCTTTAGGAACTACAGCTAAAATTAATTTTTCAGGCACTTTAGATGTATTTTGTACAATGCCTGCAAGTAAGTCTGTCTACTTAGATTCGACAGGAACACCAGTAGGAGCAGCGTCAGCTGGCTTTGCATTAGCAATGGCCGTGGCGTTATAAATAGGAAAAAAATATGGCACAAGATTTTAGAAATGATTTACAATCCGCGGTTGGAACATCACCTGTAAACTTAATTGTTGCAGGAGATTACGATGCAGTAATTGGAATTAGAGTTTGTAATATTTTAACTTCTACAGTTGAAGTTGATGTTTACATAACTAATAGTGGAAACAAATACATCGCCAAAGGTGTTGTAATTCCACCAAACTCTGCAATCGAATTAATTCAAGGTGGTGCAAAAATTGTTTTAAAAAATGGCGATACATTAAGTGCAGTTTCAAATACAGCTTCGTCTGTAGATATTGTTACTTCTTATATTGACACAATTAGTTCGTAGGAGGAATTATGACAGCAGTAGTAAACGGTATTCAATATATCGGAGGGCAAACCTCTCCCAATGAATTTATAAATAATCAAGCGCAAACCATTGATGGTACGCAAACAATTGAAAGTGCAGTTTTAGCTGGACCTATCACTATCCCTGCAACTATAACAGTAACGGGGACTTTAGTAATAGTATAATGTCTAAAATAGAAGTAAATGCAATCGAACCACAATGCGGAACTAATTTAACAGTTGGTGCTTCAGGAGATACGATAACTTTTCCTTCTGGAACTACTGTTGTTAATAATGGTAGTCAAACAGGTTTTGGTAGAACAGGAACTGTTGATTGGGACACTACAGCAAAGACGGCTAGTTTTACTGCTGTAAGTGGTAATGGATATTTTGTAAATACGACTTCAGGAGCTATAACAGTTACTATGCCAGCTTCACCATCAGCTGGTGATATTGTAGCTTTACAAGATTATGAAGGAACGTGGGGAACTAATAATGTTACAATTGGTAGAAATGGTTCTAATGTTGGTGGTGCTGCAGTAGATGCAACTTTATCAACTTACGATCAATCAATTACTTTAGTTTATGTAGATGCAACAAGAGGTTGGCAGACAGTTAATGATTCAACTCAAAGTGTTGCTGGTCCAATATTTATAACAGCAACAGGAGGAACAGTTACTTGTTGTGGAGATTATAAAATTCATACTTTTACTGGACCAGGTACTTTTTGTGTTTCTTGTAGAGGTAACGCAATTGGATCTAATACAGTTGATTATTTAGTAATTGCTGGTGGAGCTGGTGGTGGTGGTTGTATGGGAGGAGGAGGTGGAGCTGGTGGTTTCAGGGAATCTTCTGGTGCAGCATCTGGTTGTTATACAGCAAGTCCTTTAGGAGCTTGCGTTTCAGCTTTACCAGTTTCAATTCAAGGTTATCCAATAACAGTCGGTAGTGGTGGTTCAGGAGGTGGTTCAGGAAGTAAAGGATCAGATGGCTCTGTTTCAACTTTTTCAACAATTACATCAGCTGGAGGAGGCGCAGGAGGTTCTTCAGGACCAGGATCAGGGCCGACAGGTACTAATTTAGCTTCAAATGGAGGTTCAGGTGGCGGTCAAAGAGCAGCTTTTAATCCAGGTTTTGGTCCAATAGGAGGATCAGGTAATACACCTCCAGTTAGTCCTCCACAAGGAAATAATGGTGGTAAAGGTTTTGATGGTTTAGAACTTACTACAAACGGTGGTGGAGGTGGTGGAGCCGGTGCTGCTGGATCAGATGCACTACCAACACCATCACCAAATGGTGGTCCTGGAGGTAATGGTGTAGCAACTTCAATTACAGGTTCATCTGTTACAAGAGCAGGTGGTGGTGGAGGTGGATCAGATTCAGGTGGTGAGGGTTCTGGTGGATCAGGTGGTGGAGGTGGATCTAATGCTCCGACAGGTACTGCTGGAACAGTTAATACTGGTAGTGGCGGTGGAGGAGGAAGTCTTCCTTCCAATTCAGGTGGCGCAGGCGGTTCAGGTATAGTAATAATAAGGTATAAATTTCAATAATTATGACAAGTACAATTAAAGTAAATAACGTTCAAAACCAATGTGGTC